TCCAGGGATCAACGGAATGCACGACTGTTCATAATTACATTGAAATGAATTGGGACATGATTACATTGCGAAAAGGAGCTGTCAGCGCCTGGCCAGATGAAAAGCTGGTGATCCCGATGAATATGAGGGATGGCACTATTTTAGCAAAAGGTAAAGGAAACCAGAACTGGAATTTCTCAGCACCACATGGAGCTGGACGGATCCTCAGCCGGTCTCAGGCAAAGAAGCGCCTGGAGGTTTCTGAATTTAAAAAAGAGATGACCGGTATTTTTACAACATGCATCTCAAAAGACACTTTAGATGAAGCACCGATGGCATATAAGCCAATGGCGCAAATCATTGAGCACATAGGAGATACCATTGAAATACTGGATATCTTGAAGCCAGTATATAATTTTAAGGCATAAGGAGAGGAAAAATGAAACTGGGAAGCATCGGGAAAGAACGGGACGAACAATCACTGGGAAATCTATTTGAGATTGAATTTGACAAGGTGATTGATAATATCATGGATAAACGAACCTATCCGGAGGATAAACGGAAAGTTCAGATAAACATTATCTTCATCCCGGGGCAGGATCGGGAAAGAGTCAGAATAGCTTATGACATTAAAACAACACTGGCGCCGATTATGGGGGGGAATACTGAGTTTGATATCTTTGAGGACGGAGAGGAAATAATCATCAGACCAACCGTTTCAAGCAGCAAACTAAAAGGACAGGTGGATTACCGGGATGTGCTGCCAGATGCAGACGGGGTTTACCCGGGGGAGGAATAGAATATGGACATGTTAACATTACTGATAGTTCTGATGGGCGTTGTCACACTGATGTGGATTGTTGCTTCATATACAGAGATTGAGAAACTGAAAATCACAGTGTATGGTGATGGAAATAAAAAAGAAGTTATTCAGCCTGTGGGAGAAGTTGAAACGGTGCTCAGCAGAATTGGGGAAGCATTTAAAAATGTAGGACATGCATGGGAGGTTACATTTGCCGGCCGGATACAAAAGCTTGATGAAAACAAAATATATTATTTGGCTCACCCATGTACGACTGGGGGAAAAAGCATAAAAGAGAATAAATTGAGAGAAGAGTTTTTATTTCAGAGAATCATTAACGAGAATCCAGGCATCCGGATCATTCGCCCGCTGCAGATAATCCCAGAAGGTATGGCACATGAAGAAGCAATGCGCCGGTGCTTTAATATGCTGGACGCTGCTCATGCCATTATATTACCTTTGGGTTGGAATCAAAGTAACGGCTGCACCCAGGAGCATAACAGGGCGGAAGAAAAAGACATTGAAAAAGTATACTTAAATACAAATTAGGGGGAACCATGAACGACGAAAGATTAATGGCAATCATAAAAATAACAGCAGAAGAAGCGGCCGAGACTTCATCCACAAAGACATTGTTAAAGTTTCAAAAAGGAAATCTCATGAAGGATACTAAACGATCAACCTTTAAGAAAACAGAATCACTCCTTTATAATTATCCGAAGTTTAAGCAAATTATAAAGGAGCGGGAAGAGGTCCTATCCTGTGAGTCCAGCTTCTTCCCCAAAGGTAAGAGTGCAGACATTGTCCGGTATTCTAAGCAGCCACAAGGGGTGAAGGATATTGAGGAGATTATCAAAGAGAAGCACGATGCATACGAACTGTCACTGGAAAGAACAAAGCGATCAGTCAAACTTATTGACGATGCATTGGGTAAGCTTATCGAGGATCCTTATTATGAAATCATCCCGGCAAAGTACTTTGAGATCAAAACCCATGAACAGATTGCTGAGATGTTCGGCAAAGATATATCAACGATAACCAGGAATAAAAGCCGGCTGGTGAATGAGCTGAAGATCATTCTATTCAGTGATGAAGCCATCACCGAACTGTTTACCTGAGCACTTGACAATTGCACAATGAGCGCACAATTGATGCCATTGTGTGCGCCATATATAGAGTTTACAATGTGTATAAGTAAAATTATGTAAATGAGGCATCGGGCAACCGGTGTCTTTTTATATGCAAGGAGTTAACTCATGACTAACGATCACTGCACATTCTGCCTAAATCGTTGGGGATGCCATGGATTATGTACTCGATGTGAACGAATTGAATGTGGGTACAATCACGACGGACACTGCTTAGATGTTGTGGCATTGAAGCATCCGGACAAACAGACCGGCTGTATTTATTACACGAACCGTAACCGTAATAAGGGAGAAGGATGATGAAGAGTGATCCATACTATCAGACCAAGAAGCACAAGGCATGGCGAGCCAAAGTATTAAGGCGAGACAACTACCAATGCCAGGAGTGCAAGCGTTACGGAATACTCCGGGAAGGAACCATTGCGCACCACGTAAAACCCAGGGAAGACTATCCAGAGCTGCAGTATGACGTAGCTAACGGCAGGACACTTTGTGCAAAACACCACAACATTGAACATCCGGAAAAAGGGACAAAAGCTTTGAAGTCCAGAAGATGATTATGAGAAATGATGTAACAAAGCCAATCCCCCCCACCTAAAATGAAAATTATCAAAAATAATATTCATTGGATAGGGTAACTCTTTCCAATAGAGCGACCGCCAGAAAACTTTTTTTGACCACGAAGGGAGGTGATCGAGTGGCACGGGCGAGAAGAAAAAAAACGGAAACAGAATATGAATTTAACGTCCGGGTGGAAAAAGGTAAAATCATTGAGGACATGAAAAGACTCGGAACGCACAAGCCAGAATATGAGAGCATCATAAATGTATACGCAGATCTGTTGGTTCAATATGCAGATGCGAACAAAAAGTTTGCCGAATCAGATTGTGCATATGAAACATCGACCGGCGCCGGCGGTACAAAAAAATCTGCAATCGTGGCGACACTCGAAAGTCTGAGAAAAGATATCCTCGCATACTCGGATCGTCTTTGTCTTAACCCTAAAGCGGTGGAGTCAGTGACGACTGAACAAACCAAAAGATCTGGCCTGGCGGATATTCTGAAAAACTTCGATGGCTAAAAATTACGATCTTGTGATGGAGTATGCCAACAGCATCGTTGAAGGTCGAAAAATAGCATGCCGGGAACAGATCCAAGGTTGCCAACGGTTTTTGAATGATTTGAAAAATACGGATTATGAGTTTAAGACAAAAGATGCAGAATTTGTAATCTACATCATCGAAAACACGTTTGTCCATATGCAGGGCGAAATGCTGGACGGTACGCCGCTCAGGGGAAAACCGTTTTTGTTGGAGCCTTTCCATAAAGTTATTATTTACAACCTCCTGGGGTTTTATCATAAAGGTACAAAGATTAGGCGTTTCCATGAAGCGCTTATTTTTATACCCCGAAAAAATATCAAGACCAGTTTTGCCGCTGCTTTATCATGGGCGCTGGGGTTGTTGGAAAGAAGGAGCGGCAGCAAGGTATATATTGTGGCCGCCGCTATGAAGCAATCATTAGAAAGTTTCAACTTCATAAATTTCAATCTTCTTCAAATGGAAGAAAAGAAAAATTTCCGGGTGATTGATAACAACCAGGAACATTCGATTTCTGGCGACCTGGGCGACGGATCATTATTCATTCAAGCCCTGGCTGCCAATCCGGACAGGCAAGATTCATTAAACTGTAATCTGGCCATCGCCGATGAGATTCACGCTTATAAAACTCCGAAGCAATACAACATCATCAAGGAGGCCATGAAAGCTTATACCAACAAATTGATGATCGGGATTACAACCGCCGGAGATGATGCGAATTCTTTTTGTTTTCGCAGGATTGAGTATTGCAAAAAAATATTAGCCGGGACGGTAACCGATGAACAGTATTATGTTTTTATTTGCAAAGCTGACCAGGATGATGATGGTGACGTTGATTATACTAATCCGGTTATTCATGAAATGGCAAACCCGGCCTATGGGGTGTCGATTCGTCCGGAGGAAATTCTAAACGATGCCAGGCAGGCCCAGAATGATCCGCAGCAGCGAAAAGATTTTTTTGCAAAATCTTTGAATGTCTACACCAGCGCCTTGAAAGCATACTTTAATCTTGATGAGTTTCAAAATTCTGATAGTCAGTATAACTGGACACTGGAAGAACTGGCCGCCCTTCCAATCAACTGGTATGGCGGAGCGGATCTTTCTAAGATGCATGACTTGACAGCCGCGGCTCTGTATGGACGGTACACCTTTGAGGGAAAAGAAATTGATATCTGTATCACTCATGGGTTTTTCCCGATCGCTGCAGCGGTGGAAAAGGCAGAAGAGGATAGCATCCCTTTATTCGGCTGGAAAGACGATGGTGTATTGACCATGTCCAATACGAAAACCGTCCACTATGACGATGTGGTCATGTGGTTTGAAAAAATGCGAACCATGGGTTTTAGAATTAAAATAGTCGGGTTTGATAAAAAGTTTGGAAAAGAATTTTTTACAAAGATGAAAAAGAGCAGATTTAAAATTGTTGACCAACCGCAGTATTTTTATAAAAAGTCTGAAGGGTTTCGGAGGATTGAAAAAAAAGCAAAAGATGGAGAGTTTTACTATCTCCATAATCAGGGTTTTGAATACTGTCTGCAGAATGTACGGGCCATTGAGAAAACAGATGACATGATCCAGTATGAAAAAGTAGACGGTGACGGTGGAACGATGAGGATTGATATGTTTGACGCTGGTGTTTTTGGAGCAGTACAAATGTTAGATGTCATGGAAAAAGATGGAAAAGCAAACCAATGGTTTAATTAGCAGAAAAAGGAGGAGTGAAGATTGGGAAGACGAAACAGAAAAACAAATGTGATCCGGGGTGAACCGGAGAAGAGAGAATCAATTTCATCGTGGCTGGTTTCGAACGATGCCTTTGAGACTCTGGTTGTAAGTGGGTATACCCGATTGGCAGATAACCCGGAAGTTCAAATGGCCGTTAATAAAATTGCGGACCTGGTATCGTCCATGACGATCCATCTCATGCGGAACACCAATAAAGGTGATGTCCGGGTCCAGAATGAGTTGTCTAAAAAAATAGATATCTCACCAAATAAAAACATGACCCGGAAAACGTTCATGCATGCGGTTGTTAAAACAATGCTGCTGGAAGGGAACAGCGTGGTTTTTCCAAAAACAGCCAATGGCATGATAGATGATCTGGTACCGCTGAAGCCTTCCCGGGTATCGTTCCAGGAAAATGGAGACTCATATTATGTAAGGTATGGCGGTTTAACATACCAACCAGAAAACATGATTCATTTCCCAATTAATCCGGATCCCGAAAGGCCTTGGATGGGGTTAGGGTATCGGGTCGCACTCAAAGAAGTTGTCCAGAATCTCAGGCAAGCAGCGGCCACAAAAAAAGGGTTTATGGAATCCAAATGGAAACCGTCCCTGGTAGTTAGGGTTGATGCCCTGGCCGATGAATTCAGTGGCAAAGATGGCCGGACAAAATTTCTGAATGAGTACATTGATACCCAGGAAGCCGGACAACCGTGGGTGATCCCTTCGGAGCTGCTGGACATTCAACAGGTTAAGCCGCTGTCACTCAATGACCTGGCGATTAATGAGGCGGTCACCATTGATAAAAAAACAGTCGCCGGCATTATCAATGTCCCGGCCTTTATTGTGGGCGCCGGGCAGTATAACAAAGATGAATATAACAATTTTATCAACTCCACAATTTTACCAATCTGTAAATTGATTGAACAGGAGCTGACCAGGAAGCTGTTAATTTCACCGGATTTGTATTTTAAATTTAATTCCCGGGCGCTGTATGCCTACGACATCAAAGATCTGTCCAGTGTTGGCCAGGAACTATTTGTCAGGGGGATTTTAACCGGCAATGAAGTCCGGGCCAGTCTGGGGTATAGTCCACTCGATGGACTGGATGAGCTGGTCATATTAGAAAACTTCATCCCGATTAGCAGCATCGGAGATCAGAAAAAATTAAACCAGAATGGAGGTGGCAGTGAGTGAGTCGAAATAAACGACAAGCCAGGGATCTGGTAATGGAAATTGAAAAGCGGGAAGACGATGGAACCGGCGATTTATTCCTTGAAGGATATTTCGCTATTTTTAATTCCGATTATGAGTTGTGGCCAGGCGCCAGTGAGAGCATCGCACCCGGAGCATTTACCGGCTGTATAAGCGGCGATGTCAGAGCGCTGTATAATCATGACACAAATTTAGTTTTAGGCCGCACAGGAGCCGGTACGCTTGAATTGCGTGAAGATTCCCACGGGCTATGGGGCAAGATTAAAATTAATCGCAATGACACAGATGCCATGAATGCCTATACCCGGATCATGCGGGGTGATGTCACCCAGTGTTCATTCGGGTTTGATATTGAATCCGAAGAATTTAGAGACAACGGTGATGGTACCTGTCATTGGACAATATTAAGAGTAAATCCGTTATATGAAATTTCTCCATGCGTGTTTCCAGCTTATAAGGAAACAACCGTTTCCGCACGTAAGGAAGATTTTGACAATATTCAAAAAAGACAGCATGAAGCATGGCAGCAACAAATGAAATCAAAAATTAAAGGAGGTCAGTAATGGCTTTAAAAGTATTGATGAGGAAAAAAGAACTGACGGAAAAGCAAAAGCAACTTGTGGAGCTTAGAAAAGTTTCGGAAACATTCCCGACCCGGGAAATTAATCTGGAAAAGGCGATTGAAGAGGCCGAAACCGAAGAGGAAAAAAAGGTCGTCGAAGAAGAGGTTGAAAAGTTTGAAGCCGATAAGGCTGAAAATGAAGCAGCGATTGCAGAAACTGAGACTGAAATTGCCGGCATCGAAGCGGAGATTGAAGAGATTGAAAGATCCGCACCCGTTGGCTCCCCAGCAGAACAACCAAAAAACAAAGAAGAAAAGAGAGGTAATATTATGCCAATGAACACCAGAAGATTTTTCGGAATGACTCCAGAAACCCGGGATGCATTCCTTGCCCGTGAAGAAGTAAGAGATTTTATTGAAGCGGTTCGGGAAATAAAAACAAGAGGTATCACAAACGGGAGCCTGTCTGTTCCGGAAGTAATGCTGGAACTTTTACGGGACAATATGGAACAGTACTCAAAACTTACAAAATACGTAACCTTAAAGCCAGTTGGTGGAACAGCCCGGGAAAACATTATGGGCGCCGCACCTGAGGGCGTATGGATGGAAGCAGAGGGCGAATTGAATGAACTTGATATGTCACTGAACCAGGTTGAAGTTGATGGTTATATGGTCGGTGGAATCATCTGGATCCATAACAATCTATTAAAAGATAGCGATCTGGCACTTGGCAGCGAAATTATGGACCAACTGGGTAAAGCCATCGGCAAAGGTGTTGATAGAGCGTTGCTGTACGGAACGGGAACAAAAATGCCGGTTGGTATTGTAACCAGACTTGCCCAAACATCGGCACCATCTAACTGGCCAACGTTCGCCCCAGCGTGGACAGATCTGCACACCACAAACGTTAAAAAACTAAATATCAATGGCACCACGGGCGCTGCGTTTTACGCTTCACTCATTGAGGCCCTTGGCGTCGCAGCACCAAATTATTCAGATGGTAAAGCCTTTTGGGTAATGAACAGAAAAACGCATATTAATTTAATGACAAAAGCCCTGGCATTTGATGCAGCAGCCGCTCTGATCGCTGGTGTTAACAATCAGATGCCAATTATCGGCGGAAGCATTGAAGAAATTGAACTAGTTGGCGACAATGAAATTATCGGAGGTTTTGGTTCTGTTTACATTTTGGCAGAACGGGAAGGATCTGCCCTTGAAAAATCAGAGCATGCCAGATTTGCACAAAACCAGACAGGGTTTAAGGGATATGCCCGTTATGACGGGATGCCTGTTTTTGGTGAAGCATTCGTGATGGTATCATTCGATAATACCGACGCAGCCACAACCTCGACATTCGAAACTGATTACGCCAACACCGAACTGGGAGCCTTGGCTGTAACCTCGGTAGCCGGTACACTTTCCGGTGATACCTTAATTACAGTGGCCGGAGCTGAAGCCAGTGGAACAACCTTGGGTTATAAAGTCCTTGGTAAAGCAGCAGCGGTTAAATCCGGTGATTCAAGCACTGGTTATACAGCCTTTACCACGCCAGACGATATTACCGCAGCAACCGGTAAGGTTATTACAGTTGTCGAATTTGACGCCGCTGGCCGGGCCATTAAAGTCGGTACCTGCAGCGTAGTGGCAAAAGCCTAGTCACAGGAGGTTAGAGGATGCAGGATGATCTATTACTGGTAATGTTAAAGCAGGATCTTGAAATCCTGCATACGGTCAAAGATGACTACCTGAAAAACTTAATAAGTATTGCCCAAGGGATGATTGCTCGGGAGGGCATCACCCTGGGCGATGATTTTGAGGACCAGGGGATTGTTGTGATGTACGCCGCCTGGATGTACCGGAAACGGGCTGCCCCTGATTCGGCAATGCCCCGGATGATACGGGCCGCCTTGAATAACAAACTGTTTGCCCAGAAAGCCACGGTAACAACCGATGTTTGATGGGGGATTGGTAAAGATCTATAAGATTGGTAATGTGAGCAACCCCGGCGATACGCCGGCGGAGGGTCTCACATTTTACCAGTCTTTTTATTTTGAAGAAAAAACAATCGGTATGACCAGAGCATACGCCGCCATGCAAGCCGATTCAAAGATCGACCGGTTAATAAGCATCTGGCAAGACCGAATTGTGACTGATCAATGTGTCTGTGTTATTTTTGATGGTTCTAAGATTGAGGACAATGTTGAGGTTGGGATTCAATACCGGATTACCCAGGCGCAGCATAAGACAAATAATGATGGTCTAAGAATATCAGATCTGACGCTGGAAAGATTGGACGGTGGGTTGTATGACATTAGCTGATGTAAAAAATGCCTTATTGGGTGTATTGCCAGGAAAAGTATACCATCATATTGCAGCACCCGGAGCAGTGGCTCCGTACATCGTTTGGGCAGAGGATGGGCAGTCCGGAAGTTTGTATGGTGATGGAAAAATGGTTAAACAGGTCATGGAAGGAACAATTGACTTGTTCACAAAACAGGAATATGATCCGTTGTTTTCAGAAATACAGCATGCATTAAACAATGCCAGGATCGGGTTTCGTCTGAATTCAGTGCAGTTTGAAGAGGACACACGGATATTTCATCACGAATGGGTGTGGAACATACCGATGGAGGTGTAGATATGGCAAAGACTGAATTCATGGCGGGAGATGATTTCATGCTGAAGCTTTCAAGATTGGAAACAGATCTGGAAATGATTGCAAAGAAAGCCATCTTTGCTGGGGCAAAAGTAGTTGCCGATAAAATGAAAGTCAATATGAAGAGTGTTCTTTCAGAAGAGGCAACAGGAAAGTTAGTTGAAGCCATGGGGATCACACCTATTAAACTGCTGGGGGGACAATGGACAGCAAAGATTGGTTTTGATGGATATGATGTAAATGGTGTCGCATTTCAATTGATTGCAAGAGCAATTGAATCTGGAACAAGTAACAAGGATGGAAAGAAAATAATGGAAAAAAGACCGTTCATGAGAAAAACAATGAACCAGGTTAAAACGCAGGTCGCAGAAGTAATGACGCAAGTCATTGATGAAGAAATGGCAAAGATATTTGGTTAAGGCGTCTTAGGGCGTCTATTTTATTTTAAGGAGAAATCAAAATGACGATTAAAAAAATGAATTTACAGTTATTCGCTGAAACAGTACCGGTAAATATCAAAAACTTTTGTTATGCAAAATTGGATGTTTCCACCGGGGTATATGAAGAACCAGTCGTAATTCCAGGACTGATGGAAGTAAAAATGGAAATGAAAGTAGAAGAATCAAAACTGTCTGGGGATGGAAAAACCAGATTCATTGTCAATACCGAGGGTGACATCAGCATTGAGGCAACGGTTAATAAATTTCCATTGAAAGATCGGGCTACTTTGCTGGGAAGAACGTTCGACGCTGAAAAAGGGACCTTGCTGACAACTGAAAATGATGTAGCCCCATATGTGGCAACTGGATTTGAGATTGAAAATGAGGATGGCACCAGTGCGTATACCTGGTTATATAAGGGGCGGTTTGGGCAGCCATCAGAAAGTTACAAACAGACAGAAGAAGGAAAAGTCACATTTGCAACACCAACACTGAAAGGAACATTCATCGCCGATAAAGACGGTCACAAAGGTATTATCATGGATGAATCTGAAGGGATTACGCCACCAGCAAACTTTATGGCCTCTGTTTACAAACCGACAATTGATTTAGTG